ATCACCTTTTATATTTGTGGTAGTCATAAAATGACATCGTTTCTCAAGATCAGCCATGACTCTTACGCCTTCGTCTGAATTGAATACTGTTTTATAATCTGTTTGTAGTTCTTGTAAGTATTTCTCTAGTTGTTTTGCTTCCATACTATTCCGCTTCTGCGTTTGCTACAGCTCTTGCTTCATCTGGCAATGCTTTTGCTAGCGGTGCTATATCTCCTCCTGCTTTGGCTACTTGCTGCAGTTGTTGCATCTGTGCCATTTGTTCTTGTTGTTGTGCTGCTTGTTCTCTTTCAGCGTTTACTTGTGATTGTAGTTTTAAAACTTTTTGTGGTACGCCAACTAAGTCTGCTACATGCTTAACCAACGCATCAAAGTTAATGTAATCAAATACTGGAGCAACATTAGAAAGTGATCCTAATATTTCTATTGCTCTAGTTATTGATGAAAGCTCTGTACCTTTTTGTGCTTTTGCTAATGGTGATACATATTCAATTTCAATATCTTGACCTGATAAGAAATCAGGTGCTTGAGCAAACTGATTATTTCTAAGTAGTATTGCAAAGCATCTATCAATCATTGGTTTTAATAATTCTGATTGTAGTCTACCTAATACTGGACCAAGTAATCTCATCTTCTCTTCGTTTCTTTGTATGACCTCTGTTGCTGTCATCTGTGGTCCTTGTTGCAACATAAGTTGATCTACATAGAATACATTTCTAATTGCAGTTCTTCTTTGTTCTTCCATATTTAAACCTAATGGATTGTTTGCACCAATGTTTAATGGTTCAATTCTATCTCTTGTACCTGATCTATAAAAGTTTAGTCCACCCGGTACAGTTCTAACTGGTAATAAGAAACCATCATCAGGAACTAATAGAGGTGGGTCTACTTGTTTCTGTGCAGCTTTAATAGTTGTTTTTGACATTTCATTTAACATCTTAACATCTGGTAGTGCTGTCATAGCTGGTGATCTACCATATATTTCATGTGACGCTTTTAAATATCTTGGTACTACAAATGGAAACTCAACAAAGCCACCTACTGATAGTTCATTTCCATTTTTATATTCTAAGTAAACAGATTCAAACTCCATATTTTGTTTATCTTTTTTAGCAGGATTAAAGTCTTGTCTTGGATATACTGCATGCAAAATATCTATTTCATCAAATGGATCTTTATCAACTTTATTTTTTGCTTCTTCAGATAAAAAACCTCCAAACTGTTGAGCAGCAGCTCTCAATGTTATTTTAAATTTTCTGTATACTGTGTCTATTCTACCTTTATCATTTTCAGTAATATAGATTTCATTAATATGTCTTGTAGAAAATTTTAAAAGATCATTTTGATCTTCTTCAATAAACATTGCTGCTGTACCAAATGTAATTAAATCATGGTACAATTCAAATATTTCTTGTTGAAAGTTTGATCTATTAAAAGCAGTGTACATTGTTTCAGTTACACTTTCTAACCAAAGTTTAGCTTCATCATCCATATCTAAACCTTGATCTTTATATCTTAGTGAGAACCAAGGAGTAGAAGGGTTAGTTAGCATCCCATGTAAAGATGCAGCTAACAATTCTACAGCTTGTATTGGAGAAGAATCAAAAACTAATTCTGTTCGTTTATCACCTTTTGATCTTGTTCTAGTTACATCAGCTTTTCTAGGTTGCATATAATCTGCAACTTCTTGCCAATGTGTTTCCCAGTTTTGTCTACCAGTTTTAAGGCGATCAAATCTCGCCATTATATTTTTCGTTAAATCAGTTTTTGCCATTATGCACCTAATAAACTTGGTTTACCTAATACAAGATTTCCTGTAGTACCACTTCGTGAAGTAAGTATTGTCATTCTTCTACCTCTTCGTTTTGTTTTTCTTGTATCATATTCTGAATCTTGTTCTGCTTCAGCAGTTTTTTCAGCTTGTGTTTTTGTTTCTGTTAAAATAGTTGAACCTCCAATATTTTTTTGAACTACAAGTCTACCACCAGTATTATTATCTTTATTGATTGTTCTACCCATAGCATCTATATCACCAGATCCTCTACCTGAAATATAACCTTTGTAATCTTCTACAGAAGCACCATAAAATCCACCACCCGGTTTTTCTTTTCCAATTACATTTCTTTCATAATAAGATTTATTTACTTCAAATGCTTTTTTACCTAAACCTGTTATATCCGCAACTTGTGCAATAGGTGAAAATTTCCCTAACCCTGTAGGTTTTGTATATGAATAATCTTTAAATGCTTGAGCATCTTTTTTTTGTTTAGCAACTTTTAATGCTAATTCATTTCTTCTTTTTGTACCAGCGTCTATTGTTCTTGGTGTAGTTCTATAAGTTTCTCTTCTATTAGTATTATTAACTCTTGATGAAGTTTTTGATGCTCCTTGAAACCCAGATGAGAAAGGACTATTCTCTGGTCCTTTGCTTTGATCTCCATGACTTTTACTTTTAGAACCATGTGCTGATGTATGACCCGGCATAATTATACTCCAAATGTTGTTGAGGATTTAGTTTCTTGTACAGTTTCTCTTGTACTTTTTTTTACAACTTCATTTTCATAAGTCGTATCTTCAGATAAAACTAAAACTTCTTTTTGTTTTACTTCCTCTTTAATTTTCTTTTCTGCTGGTTTCTTTTTAAAAATTTTTTTTATACTATTTAAAATCATATTACTTACCTAATAAAGTTTCTAATGCTTTTTCCTGAGTTTCTTGAATACCAAGAGGTCCAGTTAAGATAGTTTCTTTTCTACCTTTTCTTTTTCTTCTAATGGCATCTTGTTCTTTTTTAATTTTTTCTTTTTCTTCTGCAGATAATTCTGTGCTAGGCGGCTCTGGCGGTGGTGGTGGTGGTGGCAACGCTGGCATTTTTGGTCTAAAAATTGATCCCATAATTATATAATCCTATATTCATTATCTGCTACACTTTGTGGAGCAATTTGTCTATCATTTATTTCTTGTAATCCAACAGCTAGATACCTCATGGCATCGCAAGCGTGTGAACTCCAATCATGTACAGGTTTCGATCTAAACATTCTATTTTTGTCGATGTACTTCCTATGATAGTGTCTTAACGCATCTATTAAGTTTTTGCAATGGTCTACATCAATCCAACATCTCGGCAAGATCATTGTCGTTGCGTGGATACCATCTTCTAATGGTATTTTGGGTACGACCTTGAACCTAATTCCTAATTGATAGGCGACCTCTCTCCGGGTCTTACCATTACTAAAATCTGTAACTTCGATGTCGTGTGGTGCAAAGTGATCTTTGTAGATGTAATCCTTTTCCTTTATCATCTGAATATAGTGCGGTAGTCCTTGACCTCTCTCTTCATGGTAGTCGATAATATTGATTGATCTACCTAATTGTTGAAAGAATATAATTGCACTGTGGTCTGAAACACCTAAGTCCCAACTTGTCGAAACTGGTAGACTAGGATCGTATGGTACTCTAGTTATCTGTCGTTTGTTATCTAATTTTGCAATCTCATCACCATAGATAGCACCTTCAATGTTTGCAATCCAATCACACTCAAACTCTTGCAAGAACTTCTTTTCACCCATTACCTCTTTCGCTTTGTCTAGTTCCTCTTGGTCGACAATTTTCGTATCGCTAGCTTTAGCTTTGTAGTGAAACCAATCATCCGCACCTTGTGCGTGTTGGTATAAATCATAAAAATTATTGTTCATTCCTTGCGGAGTCCCAATGAAAACACAGTATCCCTTTCTGTCGGATAGTGCTGGTCTGATAATCTCAGGAAATAGTTTTTCATTTACATTCGCATACTCATCAATCACGCAGCCATCAAGATAGATACCTCTCAAACCATCTGAGTTTTCTGAGCCTAGCAAGGTGATACGAGAGCCATTTGGTAAATCAACTCTCAGTTCTGTTTCGTTGAA